CCATCAATCTTGGTAACAAGCCGCAGGACGCACGGACTATTGAGGCCACTACGGAGGCGGACGACATAGATGCCATTGAGTATTCTGAGGTTGTTTAACAGCAAGTACGAAGGGCACCGCGCAGTACGGCTAAAAACGATTGAAGAAGCGAGCCTGATGGAGAGGCTCATGACAAAGTACACCCTGTCCTACCGGAGCAAGATTAACAATACGCGGAAGTACGGTAGGGAATTTATTTACATGCTTGTTGAGGACCACCCGTGGCCCTAGACATTGACTACACCCCGCCGCCCACCGGCGCCAAGTTCATGGAGAACGACTCCAAGATGCGGGTGCTCATGGGGCCTGTGGGTTCGGGCAAGAGCGTGACCTGTAGCTTTGAGATTGTGCGCCGGGCGTCCATGCAGGAGCCGGACCAGAACGGCAAACGGCGCAGTCGCTGCGCGGTGGTGCGTCAAACGGTGCGCCAGCTTCAGGACACGACGATCAAAACCTTTCTTGATTGGTTCCCGCCGGGGCAGTGTGGGCGCTATATGCGCACCACCAAGACCTATTTCTTTGAGGTGGGGGATGTCGAGTGTGAGATTATGTTCCGCGCGCTGGACGACGCGGACGATGTGGCAAACCTCAACTCCTTGGAATTGACCTTCGCTTGGTTCAACGAGTGTCGGGACATCGCCTCGGAGATTGTGGATGCCATGTCCAAGCGGGTGGGGCGCTTTCCGTCGAGCAAGGATGGTGGGCCGAGCTGGCATGGGATGTGGGCGGATACTAACCCGCCGACCATGGACACTTGGTGGTATTACCAGATGGAGGGGCTCGACCCCAAGGATGGCATTAGTCCAAACGACAATGGCTGGGCAGTGTTTAAGCAGCCGTCCGGGCGGAGCATCCACGCGGAGAATATCGAGAACCTGCCCGATGGGTACTACGACACCCAGGGGCGGAGCGAAGAGTACATCCGGGTCTACATCGACGGTGAGTATGGCCTCAGCAGTGCCGGGACGCCGGTGTATAAGTATTTCAGGCCGGACTATCACATGGCGACTTCGACGCTGAGGCCCGTTGTCAACGGGGTGAGGCCGCTCGTGGTGGGCATGGACCTGGGGTTGACCCCCGCTGCAGTCATTGGGCAGCAAGACCCGCGTGGACGGGCACTGGTGTTCGACGAGGCGGTGAGCTTCGACATGGGGGTGCAACGGTTCATGCGAACCGTGCTCAAGCCTCTGCTCTACGAGAAATATTCCGGGGCGCCGGTGCTCATCGTGACGGACCCGGCTGGGGTGCAGAGGGCGCAGACCGACGAGCGGAGCGCGGTGGACATTATCAAGGCCGAGGGCTTTCGGGTTATTCCAGCCAAGACTAACAATATATCGGCGCGGATTAACGCGGTCGATGAGTTCCTCATGCGGCAGGTGGACGGGGACTCGGGCTTTCTTATGGACCCTAGCTGCACACAGCTTAAATCCGCCATGATGGGTGGCTATCGCTATAAGATGCGGCAGGATGGGGTGATCGAAAAGAACAAGCACTCCCACGTTGCGGAGGCGCTCCAGTACCTCATGCTGCACATCGCCAATGCGGGCGAAGGGTCGTTTATGCCGCAGCGGCGGGAAATTAAGCGTATTGCGGCGGCAGGGTGGACTTGATATATTTTCCCTGCAGTTAGTTGTCACTCTCTCCTCTCTCCGTAGTATTTGCCCCCGGTTCCTCACCGGGGGCTTTTTTATGTATTGTTGCTTTGACTCGTGTATGCTATACGGAACCTGAAAAGTTCCTGTCAGTTGTATACGGAGCGGCTATGAAGAAGGGCAAGAACGGAAAACCGTACACCCGCATGTCCACGAATAAGAAAATGGACACGAGCGGCTTGGCCGATAAGCCCATGGACTACGGGTATTTTGAAATTGAGTTTGAGCGCCCCACCATGCCTCTCAGCATGATGGTCAAGGAAGTCACGGAAAAGCGGATGAAATAATGGCTGGCCTAACTTTCCTCCGGGTAGTTGGTAACGATGAGCTTGCTCGCCAGGAGCAGGAGGCGTCGGACCGCGCACTAGCGGACCGGCAGAATCAGCCCGTCATCCTCGGGCTTACCGGCTACTTGCGGGAGTGTTGGGACGCGGCTCAGATGGCGAAGAAGCCCATTGAGCAGGAAATGCTCCGCGCCCTGCGGCAGCGGAACGGCGAGTACGAGGCCGACAAGCTGCAGCAAATTCACGACCAGGGCGGCTCCGAAGTCTACATGATGATTACGGAGGTGAAGTGCAGGGCCGCTGAGTCCTGGCTTCGGGACATTTTGCTCGACAGCGGCTCGCCCCCGTGGGACTTGCACGCCACCCCCATCCCCGATATGTCTCCCGCCCAGGCCCAAGCGCTGCAGGCGGAGTTCGCCGAGAAGGTGCTTAAGCTGATCCAGGCCACGGGGCAGGCGCCCAGCCTGGAGGAGATGGCGGAAATTCGGGAGATGGTCTCCCAAGATTACCGCTTCCGGGTGATGCACGAGGCGCAGCTCCGCGCCGACAAGATGAAGACTAGGATTCAGGACCAGTTCGCCCAGGGCGGCTGGGAGCAGGCGTTCAACGACTTCATTACGGACTTGGTAACTTACCCCTGTGCGTTTGTGAAGGGGCCGGTTGTTAGACGGCAGCGTAAACTTGGCTGGACCACCTCCATCACGGGGGAAACCGTTGTTGACGCTACTGAAGAGTTAGCACCTGAGTACGAGCGCGTAGACCCCTTCCGTATGTATCCGGAACCTGGAATCTCTGATATTTCAGAGGGTTACATATTCGAGCATCACCGCATGTCGCGGACCGAGCTGTCAGAGCTGATTGGCGTACCGGGCTATGACGACGATGCCATTCGGAAGATTTTGGAAGAGGGTAACGGTCAGTCGTGGATCAACGAAGACGTTGAGCTGATGAAGGACGAGGAGGAGCGGAAGTATTACTCCTACATGCGCCCGACGACTGAGTTCGACGCCCTTGAGTTCTGGGGCAAGGTCAGTGGTTCCATGCTTCGCGAGTGGGGCTTGTCGGAAGACGAGGTGCCTGACCCGGCCAAGGAATACGACGCGAACGTCTGGGTAGTGGGGAACTACGCCATCAAGGCTGTGCTCAACTACGATCCGCTGGGAGAGAAGCCCTATGCCAAGACTTCGTTCATTAAATGCCCCGGAGCCTTTTGGGGTAAAGGTATTCCCAAGATTATCGAAGATTTGCAAAGCGTTTGTAACGCGGCTGCGCGAGCTTTGGTCAACAATATGGGAATATCTTCTGGCCCCCAAGTAGAAGTCAACGTCGAGCGGCTGCCGCCGAACGAGGATATTACCCAGCTTGCCCCGTGGAAAATCTGGCAGACCATCAACGACCCCACGGGCTCCAGCGCCCCGGCGATTCGCTTCACCCAGCCTGACTCCCGCGCCAGCGAGCTGATGGCGGTCTACGAGAAGTTCAGCCGCCTTGCCGACGACCACTCGGGTATCCCTGCCTATGTGTACGGGGACTTGAACGTGCAGGGCGCCGGGCGTACTTCCTCGGGTCTGTCCATGCTCATGGGCGCCGCAGGCAAGGGCATTCGTCAAGTGGTGATGCACATCGACTCCGATGTGGTGAAGCCCGTGGTTATGCGTCAGTTCGTGTACAACATGCGGTACGACGAGGACGAGTCCATCAAGGGCGACGCCGAAGTGCTTGCACGGGGTGCTATCAACCTAGCGGTCAAGGAGACCGTGAACGTGCGCCGCGTTGAGTTCCTCAACGCCACGGCGAATCCGATTGATGCAGAGATTCTTGGTAAGGATGGCCGCGCCGCGATTCTTCGCGAGGTGGCTAAAGGTTTGCAAATGCCGGTGGATGAGATCATTCCTTCTCGGGAGAAGGCTGACTTCAAGAACCGCGTTCAGGCCAAGGCGGCACTTGCCCAGGCGGCTGCAGGACAGCCCGCCGAGGGTGGGGCGCCGACGCAACCGGACGGTTCTCCCAAAGGTGGAATGGACGCAAACACCGTTCAGAGCCGGGCAAGCGGTAGGGCCGTATGATTAGGCCCCCGCCGCAGGTCATTAAGACCCTCGCCCTTGTCTCTCGCCAGCACCCGGAGCTTCTGGAGTGGCTGGAGGAGTGGCAGATGCGAGAGCTGAAGCGGCTCCCAAGCGCAGTAGAGAACGTGGCAGTCGGTCAGGGACGCTGCCAAGTTCTGGGTGAAATCACCCAATTAGTTCAACAATCCCCTGAGATAGCGGCAAAGCTATAGCTCGCCGTCTAATCACGCATACCGACAGGAGCGTAAAACATGGCCCTTCCAGAGCAAGTCCGAAAGCAGACCGAGGCAGTACAGGAACTGTACAAGCAGTTGAACGATGATGGTGCGACCGGCGACGATCAGTCCGCCGAGGAAACCACTTCTGAAGCTGCTGAGGCAGACCGCTACGAAGCCGACGAGAATTTTGCGGAGGACAATGCTGCTCCGTCCTCGACCGGGGAGCACAAGTCTGAGGACGACAAAGCG